GTTGTAGTAGATGTACAGCTACCAACACCACCAAACAAACCAGCTATTTAAAATGTAATAAGCCTTTTAAATCAAAGGCTTATACTCAAATAATACGATTGTTCGCATAATGTATAATATGTAAAAAAATCAATAACTTACGTTAAATATTGGGGATATTATGAGCTGTTTAATTTACATCTGTCAAGAATGTGGAAACACCTATTTTTATGAAGGGGTGTACATGGCTCATATCTCTAATTGTAAAGGCTAAAGGATTCTGACGATGGTAGTTGACGATTGCTCAGTTACAACTGTGATTGACGGCATAAATTACTGCATCGTCGTCTTGCATCAACAGTCTTGGATGGATGAATTAAACAATTTACCGCCTGAAAAGGTGGCAGCGTTAATCTCCGCTACGGCTTTGATATGGTACGTCGCTTCTGCGATTCGTACTAATTTAAAACTACTTGGCTCTAACGATATGGAGGTATAGCCATGCAAACTAAAAACACTACTCAACAACCAGTTAAAAAACCTAATACAGCAGTTCGCTATGCACTTGCTACTACAGGCGTAACACTTGTAACTATGTCAAATGCTTTTGCGGACACAGGTTCTACATCTATCGACTTAACCGTTGGTCTTGCGGGTGTTGCTGTAATTGGTGGCTTAATGGCTTCTGGTACGCTTAAAGCATTACCAACTTATGTAGCTTGGGGAATTCGTAAAGCCTTATCTATGTTGGGCTAACGAATAACATAAAAAAGGCGGATAGGAGCGCACGACCGTACGCACCGCATCCGCCTTTTTTAATGGAGTAAATGAAATGACATTCTATTTCATCTTTGTAGTTCTAGCAGCGTTTTGGATTGTCTTGTCAGGGGATTAGTATGTTCTTTCGTTTATTACTAATTAGTCTTGTATTTATCACTGTTCAAGCCAATGCGATAGATCAGGGTGATTGGTGGCAGCAACGTGAAATTAAATTACAACAAGCGCGAGATGATTATGCAAGGCGTGTTTATGGTCGTTCTGCTTCTTCTTTTTTAGAAACTGATCCTGTTACAGCTAAATCAAAAACAGTTACTAAAATTGCTATTGCAGAATCAGCTCCCACGGCCTCTAAGGTTGGTTCTTCAATGTTTAAACGTGTTGCTTTTTATGCGAGAAACCCAGGCGTTCAAATGGTTGGTGTTATGGCTGTAACACAGTTAATTGAGGCCATTGGTTGGGTTATGGAAGATGGTGCTTATGTAAAACACAAACCTGTTGAACCAACTGATCCTGCTGATCCTCGTTTGCAATATTATTTTATATCTAGTTCTTTTGGCGTTCGAAAGACGTTTGGTACTAATGCTGAAGCTGCAAATGATATCTGTCAACGAAATGCTAAAGGTTACGGATGGACTTTAATTTCAGCAACTCCATACATATGGGGTGCTACTGAAACAGGTATGAAAGAAGCTACATGTGTTATTAGAAGATCTTCAACATCTGGAGATGAGACGTTTAAATGGGTTTATCAACGTGAAGCTAATCCAATCTATGATCCTAAAGCACCTAAACCACCAGATCAAATTATCCCATTAACACCAGAATTGCTCGGTGCGGCTATGATGGGCGAAGGCTATCATGATCCTGTTACTCCTTCTATTGATCCTAGTGTTAATACTGGTCTCATGCATAATTCTGTTGCAAATGCCTATGAGCATGCAGGTAATGGTATTGGTGATGAATTAGCAGATCAAATGGATGATAAATTAAAAAATGCTCCTATCACTCCTGATGGGAAAGCTGCTTCTTTTGGTGATCCTCGTTATTCTGCTCCTCCAAATGATTTAAATACGAATGATCGTAGTTGGCGTACTGATGGTGCTACTGCTACAGGTTCTATAGGTAATGGCTCTGGTACAGGTACGGGTTCAGGTACAGGTACGGGTTCAGGTACGGGTACTGGTTCTGATACTGGTACGGGTACAGGCACTGGTTCAGGCTCTGGTACGGGTACGGGCACCGGTACAGGTTCTGGTAGTGGTTCTGGTTCAAATGATCCAAATCCTCAACCTCAATCTATTTCTATTACTTTCCCTAATTTTTGTGAGTGGGCCTTCACGGTTTGTAAATGGTATGACGATTGGAAAAAAACAGATGAATGGATGAAAGATAAACCAGAATTAAAAGATGAAAAATTAGAAATAGAAAACGAAGATATTGAAACATATCACCGTCAGGATATGGTTGTTTTTGGCAAAACTTGTCCATTCTCTCCGGAGCGTGTCTCGATTCCAATGGGTTTAATTGGCTCTATTGATTTTGATAAGGATTTAACCTTTTTCTGTACCTATGGAGAGCAAGCTGCGCCCTATATTCAAGGCTTAGGTTATTTAGGAAGCCTTATTTTTCTAATGCTTGGCTTGAGGAATGGTAATGCTTAAGTTTCTTGCAATTCTCGGTGAGTGGCTTCTTAAAAATTCAGTTCAAAAGGTCATTGCTGGCGCTGGTCTGTCGGTAGTTAGTTATGTCGGAATTTTGGTTGCGGTACGTGCTGCTTTCAATTCAATGATTGGTGATCTCAACTCTATTCCTTCAATGCTTTTGCAAATGATGGGCATTTGTCGAATAGACCATTTTATTAGCTCTTTTGTCTCAGTAGCTCTTTTTTTACTGACACTTAATTCAGGCAAATTAATGATTAGGAAGAAACAATAATGTTTGATCAAAAACAAGCAGGTGGCACACTTCGTTTAACATGTGGCGCCTTTGGCGCGGGGAAAACGTATCTCACGGTTAAGGATGCTGTAGCGGCTCATAAAAGCGGTATTTATAAGAACATTTATTCTAATGTTCGCGGACATGCTGAGCTATGTGATTACATTCAACCTCTTCCAGATGACTGGCGTGAGTGTGAGCATTACAGCCTGATTATTATTGATGAGGTACAGACACACGAGAAGTTCTCAAAGCACTTTTCTAGTCGCCGAGATTCTGAGATCGTTGACATAACAATGGTGCGTCATAACCATTGTGATATTTGGATGACTTCGCCTGATCCTGCGCTCTTAAATGCCGATGTACGAAAATTAGTGAATCAGTACATTTATTGCGAGGCTAACGGTAGTAAAACTTCAAAGGCTTACTGTTTTACAAAGGTTCAGAACTCGATTACTAAGTCTGTCAAAGTTCAGGCTTATGATGAGTATACGTATTCAATCGAGGAGAAGTATTACAAGCTGTATACGTCTACGAAGGACGGTAATTCTTCTGGCCGTGCATATCATCGTAATATCAAGTTAATGGGCTTTATCGGTGGTATGGCTATCATTGTGGCCATTATTGCGGGGTTATCTTGGTATCTCATGAAAGGCACAAAAGAGGATGCTAAGAAGTTTACAACTGCTGTTGAAAAGAATGCACCCAAAAAAGAAGCTGACCCTGTTAAGGATGTTACCAATCAAGTGAAATTGAGTGATGAGGATTGCCGTAAGGGGGTAAATGTTGATAAGCCTGAATGTAAAGAATATTTCAATCGTTTAACAAAAAATGGTGAGTCTGTAGGCTCTACGATACAGCAAGTTAGTTATGATCCGTCTAAGCCTTTTGAGTCTGCCGATAAGATTCAAGAAACTGTTACTTATCAAGTTACGGCTAAACCTGTTTTATCTGGTTGCATGACGGATCGTCACGGTAAGTTAGTTGGTTATACTCAACAAGGTACAATTGTTCATGACCTTAATCCGTCTGATTGCAAACGGATTATTAAGGGTGATCGTCCATTTAATTATTTTGCTCAAAATCAATACCAACAAACTACCCAGCAATATTCTAGTACTCAAGTGTCTAATGTTGTTGAGCCTGTGCAAGCTAATAATCAAGTACAGTCAAATTTACAACGTTCTACTGTGAATGGGGCTAATGCACAAAGTTCTTTTTCTTTTTGATTACTAAGTAAATTTTTGTTGTATTATTAAGGAATAAATTGGGGGAAATAAAAATGCATAAAGTTGATTACATAGAGTGGTTTTTAATCCTGTTAAACTTTTTTGTTCTTTGTGGTTATGTTTGGTACAACTACATTCGTACCGCTTTTTTAAAAGATAGTGATCTGTAAATTTATTACTTGGAAAACACTAAATATTTCTAAAAATGGGATTCAAAATTGTCTAGCGTCTTAATAAATGGGAGCGCTGAGCGACCTAGCTAGCTTATTTGGTTGAATCCAAGATCGTTCTTATTTTAGCAATACATGGTCTTTGATAAGTGATTATGAGCTCGAATTTTTAGCTTAACTAGCGAAGTCTGTTAAGTTAAAAATTGAGCATTAAGGGGCATATGATTCACAATAAACAACGGATTTTTGAGCATCTTGAAAACAAAGCTCAGCAGGTAATTGATTCCTCATTGACTCCTTTCGAATGTCTCAAACATATGAATGAACTTTCAGGAGCAATTGATATTTTGGTTAAATGTCATATCTTTGATGAAAAACAAGATATTGATAAAGCTTTTGATATTCTTGAACAAGTTACTACATTTGCTCAAGACTCACTTACAGAAGTTGATTAGGTGGGCGATATGGATTTTTTGTATAACATTACAATTATCGATGTGTTAGTCGTTGTGGGATTTGCGATTGCATATCCTCTTTATTGGTTCTTGGCACATAAACTTATGGATGAATTTTTTGGGGACTGAGAGTTCGCATAATGTGATGCCTGATTATGTTACATAGCCGATTTGCAACCATTTTCTTGTGCAAATCGGCGTTATTTTACATAGTCGGCATTATGCGAACGCTAGAGCAGGGCAGTTAATAGTCTGGATCAATATAAATAATTAATCGTCTTTTTTGAGTACCTCGGCTCGGTACTTCATCACGTCTTCTGTTTTGATGTCTTTTAGGTATTTTCTGATTAAAGTGTGAAGCACATCCGATTCCTTAATTCGGATTTTTGTTTCGAACATCATTTCTAAGGTCGTTTCTTTGACCATATCTTCTTCTTCATCTCTAAGTCTAACTGTAACTGCCATTGGTCATACTCCTAAAGGGGGACACATCATATCTGATTTATATTTTATGATATGTTGCTAAATCACAAATTAGATGTTATAAAACCACAAAATATCATTTGTGATAAATCATATATGAATAAAGAACAAGCATTCGAGATCGTAGCTAAGATCGTCCACGACCGTGGCGTTGAGCTAATAATAGGGGGCAATCCAGCTTTCGAGACTGAATTTGTTCTTTTTTACATCGAGTCAACCATGCTTGCGTGGGGCTATAAGAATCCTAAAGTTGCGGCTTATTGTGACGCTATTAAGGCAGAAAATGACAACTTTAGAGCAATGGGGATTTGCTAATGGATAAGTATAAAAAACAACCAATCCCCACTGTATTATCGGGGGGAATGAAAAAAGCGGCAGTTGTAACCCCCATTAATAAGATGGGGGTAAAGGTATCCGATACACAACCTCAAGACGCCGATCTCCCGTTTCAAGAGCATTCGTTATATACCATTCCTCGGACTCACATGATCATGACCAATGATGGTGTGAAGCACATCGAGTACAGAATGCCTGCTGACAATGAAATTGCTGTAATTGACTGGGTCAATTTCACATTTGGTATCGAGACTGTTGGCGATAGATTCTGGCAAGAAGACGAATTTATTCTTGAATCACATCGTATTACTGCTGCTGTAGAAGCTTTGGAAGCTGACTTAGAACATATCTTTGGCTTTACAACGACTTTATGCCGTAAGAAAGGTCTTAATTTCTATGATGAAAGTTATGTTTTAGGTGAGGATTTTGGTTTCTTATGTATTGGTGGTCAACGTAATACGATTCTAATAATGATCAATGGCCGTGGCTGTAATTTCGCTAAAAGCGGTTGGGAATTAAGACTTTATCACTTCTTAGTTACCAAAGCGAAAAGAGCGAAATTAACCCGTGTCGACATTGCACACGATGATTTTGAAGGCAAACATGTCAGTGTGGATTGGGGCAATATGCAAGATGGGTTAGGGGGTTTTCAACTCGGTAACCGTGCTCCAAACATTGAACATAAAGGCAATTGGCGCAGACCAAACGGTAAAGGTCGTACTTTATGTATTGGTAGCCGTGATTCTGGTAAGTATCTGAGATTGTACGAAAAAGGTCGTGCCGAGGGTGATCCTGATGATAATTGGCAACGTGCTGAGGTTGAATTTAAAGCAATTGATCGTGTCTTACCGTTTGACATGTTGCTTGCTCCTAGCGAATTTTTTATTGCTGCTTACCCATGTTTCCGTGATTTAGCTGAACATTTACAGCCTGAACGTATTGAAACTATTAGTAAAACAGCTCAAATCAATTTCCAGACTGCTATTGATAATCTCAAGCATCAGTATGGCAAATATATCAACGTCTTTAAGGACGTATTCGAACCTGAAGAACTCATTAATTTAATTTGTTGCTCTGATCCGCTTGCATATCCCAAGCGACTTGATCACGTGCTTCTAACTGCTCGGAGAATGTAATGCATACATCTAAAGTAAAAATTCTAGGCGCTAAAGCTGTTGATTTTAAACCGACTGACGGCTCAGGTCGTCATTATGATCATGTGGCGCTTTATTGCCAAGTTCCAATGGATTTGTCTCAAGGCAACGCTATTGGTAATGGCTGTGAGACTTTTAATTGGCAGGATTCATCGAATATTGCATTACTGCGCAAGTTCAAGCAATCAGACTTTCCAATTGAGGCTGATATTACGTTTGACATGGTTACATCAGGCAAAGGTGTTAAATACGTTGTAGTAGATGTACAGCTACCAACACCACCAAACAAACCAGCTATTTAAAATGTAATAAGCCTTTTAAATCAAAGGCTTATACTCAAATAATACGATTGTTCGCATAATTTGACCAAGCGTTATGTTACTTGCACTTCACATTGCTACAAATAAAAAGCACTTATGTATCATATACATAGGTGCTTATTTATTTGTCAATG